CGTGAAGATAAAAGTTTTTGGTGCAATACTGGTTTTGCTAACCCTTTTTTCATGCGCCATAAACACGGGCACCTGTTGGGAGGGCCTTGATCGGATTGACCCGGAGTGCCCATATGAGTCATGAGGAGGATGAGGGTCCTGCGCCTATCACAATGGACGACCTGGCGTATATCTTACCCAGGGCGGTAGAAGCGTATCGGGCTGCTGCGATTCGTGACAGGCCTAAACAAGTGGGGTATATTGCGATGAACATGACCCCTGAAGAAGTGGTGGAAAGATTTCCTGATTTCTTTTGCTTATATTCCGAGGGTAAGCTACAATTCATCGGTGAAACAGCAGAGGAAATCCTGGAGACCTACCTGACTGGGCTAGGTTATAAACGATGCAGCCAACAATGGTTTGAGCTTGCACATGTGGTCGTGAACATGGCCGCCGAAGAAGGGAGAGATATTGAGTCAATCGTCAAAGAAGTCCGACCAACCAGAACAAACAAAAACAGAGCGCGAAACAGCAAGCCACCTAAGGTACCTTGATCGCCTCAAGCACTCTGAAAAGCTTCGCTTGTATGCCCAGCTCTTGCTTTCGTCACAAAGGGCACAAATAAAAAACTATCATGCGAAGTCAGAATCCCTCAGAAAAGATGCTGAGGAAATACTTTTGTACTTTCAAAAGCATGTAGACTGATGACCTTGGATATGGCTGCTATTGCGGCAACCATTCGCTCGCTTCCGCCAGACCAACAAAGGGAAGCAATCGAAGTCATTGAGTTGATTAACGAGGTTAAACGTAGAGAGGCATCGGAAAAGGACTTTCTTTCGTTTGTAAAAGAAGTTTGGCCTGCCTTTATTGAGGGCGAGCATCACAAGATTATGTCCGATGCGTTTAATCGAATCGCTGATGGGACCCTAAAACGGCTTATTGTTAATATGCCGCCACGACATACTAAGTCAGAGTTTGCGTCCCATCTTTTTCCCGCTTGGTATCTGGGAAAATTTCCAGATAAAAAAGTCATTCAAACAGCGCACACCGCAGAGCTTGCTGTTGGGTTCGGTCGTAAGGTTCGTAACTTGGTAGGTTCAGAAGTCTATCAAAAAATATTTCACGACGTTTCGCTTAGCTCAGACTCTAAGGCTGCAGGACGTTGGAGCACTAACAGCAAGGGTGAGTATTTCGCTATTGGTGTTGGTGGTGCTGTTACAGGTAAGGGTGCCGACATCTTAATCGTAGATGATCCGCACTCAGAGCAGGAAGCCGCACTTAACGACCCTTCCGTGTACGACAAGACTTACGAGTGGTACACCTCTGGTCCCCGTCAGAGACTGCAGCCCGGTGGAGCGATTTGCCTGGTAATGACTCGCTGGTCCAAGAAAGACCTAACGGGAAGTATTATTAAGGCGTCAATTGAGCGTGGTGGCTCAGATGAGTGGGAGGTTATTGAGTTTCCTGCAATACTTCCAAGTGGCAAACCGCTATGGCCTGGGTTCTGGCCAATTGATCAGCTTGAGGCCTTGAAGGCAGAACTGCCGGTCAGCAAGTGGAGCGCCCAGTATCAGCAGGATCCCACGTCAGAACAGGCAGCTATCATCAAGCGTGAGTGGTGGAACGAGTGGACAAAGAAAAGTCCGCCACCGTGCGACTTTGTTATTCAGTCTTGGGACACTGCATTTCTTGCAAAGGAAACAGCAGACTACAGCGCATGTACAACATGGGGCGTATTTACTGACGAAGATGGTGTATCAAATATTATTTTGCTTGATGCTTTTCAGGAACGTTTGGAGTTTCCAGACTTAAAACAACGTGCTTATGAGATGTACAAGCAATACGAGCCGGACGCTTTTATTGTAGAGGCAAAAGCTGCTGGGACTCCGTTAATTTTTGAGTTGAGAAGAATGGGTATTCCGGTAGGAGAATACACACCGAGTCGAGGAAAAGATAAGATTGCTCGCGTAAATTCAATTTCCGATCTATTTTCCTCTGGTCACGTCTGGGCACCAAAAACAAGGTGGGCAGAGCTGGTTGTGGAAGAGTTTGCTGCTTTTCCTACTGGCGACCATGACGACCTTGTGGACTCATCTACACAGGCACTGATGAGATTTCGTCAGGGTGGCTTTATCAGGATAGCAAGTGATGAAGAAGATGAAGAGTTGTTACCAATGAGAAAAGCTGATTATTATTAAGAGTTGACTAATACACAGAATATCTCCATTCTGTATATTGGCTTATCGCGCAGAGGAATGTTTTGTGGCAATAGACAAGTCTATCGAACCTCTTTTCAACCAAGATGATTTTGAAATGGGCCCCGAGGGGCTCACCGTGGTTGAAGAAATGGGTGCACCCGACGACTCACTCGTTACTGAAATGGACGACGGTAGCGTTGTGGTTGACTTTGATCCCATGGCAGACTTACTGGAGAACCAGGATGAGTTTGCGTCAAACCTTGCTGATTTTGTTGAAGAGGCTGAACTCAATACATTAGCGTCTGATCTTGTTTCAAAGTTTGAATCTGACAAAAGTAGCCGGGGAGACTGGGAAGACACATATGAGCAAGGCTTGGACCAGCTAGGTCTTGAGATTGAAGAGCGCACACAGCCATGGGCTGGAGCTTGCGGGGTCTTTCACCCCATGCTGTCTGAAGCCGTAGTTCGATTCCAAAGTCAAACCATTCAGGAGATCATGCCTGCGCAGGGTCCCGTTAAGACTCATGTGTGGGGCAAGTTCACCCCTGAGAGAATGGCACAAGCAAAGCGTGTACAAGAGTACATGAACTATCAGCTTATTGAGGTTATGACTGAGTACAGGTCAGAAACCGAAAAGCTATTGTTTAGCTTGCCGCTCGCCGGTAGCGCGTTTCGCAAGATTTACTTTGACCCATCGCTTGGCAGGCCAACGTCTATGTTTGTGCCTGCAGAAGACTTTGTAGTGGCGTACAATGAATCGGAGCTAGAGCAGGCAGAGCGTTATACCCATGTAATGAATCGAAGCACTAACCAAATTAAGAAGTTGCAGGTTAGTGGTTTTTACAAGGATGTAGAACTTACGCCCTCCAACATCGAAGAAAACGCAATTACAGACAAACTCAATGACATTGGAGGCGTGAGGCCGTCTTACGAAACAGACGAACGGCATCAGCTTCTTGAGATGCACGTTGATGTTGACCTGCCCGGATACGAAGATCCCGATGGTGTTGCACTGCCTTATGTAATTACAATCGACAAGGGCAGCAACACGATTCTTTCGATCTACCGGAATTGGTCAGAGGACGATCCGCACAGGGTCAAGAAGCAACACTTTGTCCACTACGGATATGTTCCTGGCATTGGGTTTTATAACCTTGGCTTGATTCATATGATTGGTGGACTAGCTAAATCCGCAACCAGCCTGCTTAGACAGCTAGTGGACGCGGGCACACTATCCAACCTGCCTGGAGGGTTAAAGACTCGTGGACTCAGAATTAAAGGTGACGACACCCCCATTATGCCAGGGGAGTTTAGGGATGTTGATGTGCCTGGCGGGGCTATTCGTGACAACATCACCTTCCTTCCTTATAAGGAACCTTCTTCGGTCCTTTACCAGTTACTGGGCAACATTGTAGAAGAAGGCCGTCGATTTGCTTCGATGGCTGACATGAAAATTGCTGACATGAATCAAGAGGCTCCGGTCGGCACAACGCTTGCAATCATGGAACGTGCCATGAAGGTGCAAAGCGCAATTCAGGCACGGATACACGCCAGCCTTAAGCAAGAGTATAAAATTCTTGCAGAAATTATTAGCGATTACACAGACCCGGCATATCCCTATGAGACCGACGAAGGTGAGGCGATTAAGGCCGAAGACTTTGATGATCGCATTGATGTAATTCCTGTGTCAGATCCGAACGCTTCATCAATGGCGCAAAGAATTATGCAATACCAAGCAGCCCTGCAATTAGCTGCACAGGCACCAGGCCTGTACGATATGCCATTGCTTCACAGGCAGATGATGGAACTGATTGGTATTCCTAATGCCGATAAGGTTGTTCCAAACCAAGAAGAAGTGGAACCAAAAGATCCGCTTACGGAAAACCAAAACATGTTGACCATGGCCCCTGTTAAAGCGTTTGAGTGGCAAGATCACGACGCGCATATGCGGGTGCACATGGCACTTAAAAATGATCCGCAACTTGCCCAGGAAGTACAAAACAGTCCTGCGGGTGGCGGAATCAGTGGCGCACTAGATGCACACATCAGGGAACACTTAGCGTTTATTTTCCGCAAGCAAATAGAAGAAGAGCTTGGTATTCAGTTGCCGCCTGCAAGCGAAAGGCTTCCAGAAAGACTAGAGGCAAAACTCAGCAGACTTGTTGCGGATGCCTCAGACCAAATGATGGGCAAGAAACAAGCCCAGCAGCAGGCAGAAATGAACGCACAACAGCAACAAGATCCAATTATACAAATGCGCGAACGCGAAGTTGCGACCCGCGAACAGGAAGTTCAGCGCAAACAGGCCGCAGATATGGCCAAGCAGCAGCTTGATCAGCAGAAATTGCAGCTTGAACGTGAGAAAATTGCCAGCAAGGAGCGGATTGATATGGCAGAACTAACCTTAGAGGAGCAAGCACTGATACTTAAGGCTGAAATTGAGTCCGAAAAGAACGATGCGGACATTCAACTAAAGGGTTTTCAGCTTGGGCAGCAGCTTGGTAAAGACATAGAGGGTGGAAACGATGGCAGATGACGTACTGTCGCTGCTTAGAAAGAAGATTCGTGAACAAATGAATGAAATTGCCGACCAACTAGCCGTAGGAACGGCCTCAACCATGGAAGAGTACCGCAAAATGTGCGGCATGATTGAGGGTTTGGCATGGACAGAGCGAGAAATTCTTGACTTAGAAGAAAAGTTAAGGCAGTTGTAATGGCAACAAAGAAAAAAACTGCGTCTAAGGTCAACGAAGCGGGCAATTATACGAAACCAACCATGAGAAAACGCCTGTTTAATAAAATTAAGGCGGGTTCTAAGGGTGGGAATCCAGGACAGTGGTCTGCCCGCAAGGCTCAAATGCTTGCAAAGGAGTACAAGTCCAAGGGTGGGGGCTACACAAGTGGTAAATCAAAGAAAAAAACCACCAAACGAAAGTCTAAGAAATAATGGCACTCAAAAAAAGTCAAAAGAGCTTAAAAAAATGGACTAAACAAAAATGGCAGACGCCTAGTGGCAAAAAGTCTTCGGAAACCGGCGAAGTCTATGCCCCAAAAGCAAAAATTAAGAAGCTAAAGTCAACGGCAGCCGGAAGAAGGAAGCTTGCTGCCGCTAACAAGGCAAAAAGAGCGGCTACAAGCCGTGGAAAACAACATGCCTCGCATGGTTTGCACAAAACAAACGGCAAAAAGAAAAAAACAAGCAAACCTCGAAAGAAAAAGCGGTAAAAAGAAGAACCTTCTAGCTAGAAGCGCAAACGTCCGTAAGGATGCCACAATTTAACGAGAGGTCTAATGACTATACTCGCGCAGGAAGTACAAAAGGACACAATTGTCCCAAATGAAGAGCTTGGTCGCACAGCTTCACAGCTTCCCGAGCCTAAAGGGTACAAACTACTGATTGCCCTCCCCGAAGTTGAAGAAATAACGGATGGCGGCATCATTAAGTCTCATCAGTCACAACAGAACGAAGCAATTTCTACTGTTGTAGGGTTTGTTCTTAAGGCAGGGCCCGATGCCTACTCAAGTTTTACCAGATTTCCCAGTGGTCCTTATTGTAAGGAGGGAGACTGGGTTGTTTTTCGTGCGTTTAGCGGCACAAGAATTAAAATTCACGGAAAAGAGTTTCGTTTAATCAATGATGACACTGTAGAGGCGGTCGTAGAGGACCCCAGAGGCGTGGAAAGGGCCTAAAATGAGCGAAGAAACCGGAAGAACCCCAGACGAAGAAAGGTTTTTGGGGGTAAGAACAACTATTGAGCCACCCGAGCCTGAGCAAGAACAAGCGGAAGAGGCTTGGGATGTTGAAATTGTTGACGACCGCCCAGAAGCAGACAAAAGGTTTCCTGACCCACTAGACGAAAAAACAAAACAGGCCAGGGAAAAAGCCGCACAAGAAGATGAAGAAGAAGGCGAACTTGAAAGCTACGGCAACAAAGTTCAAAAAAGAATTAACAAGCTAAAGGGTCAGTGGCACGATGAGCGCAGGGCAAAGGAAGCCCTGGAGCGCATGAACACAGAAGCAATTGGCTACGGCCAAGCCTTGCAAACAGAAAACCAAAGACTGTTAAGGCTTGTTCAAGATTCACAATCTGCACTTACGCAGCAGGCGCAAAGCAGGGCTCAGATTGCTTTAGCAAAAGCCGAAGAAAACTTTAAAAGAGCGCATGAGGTTGGCGAAGCAGAACTGATTGCAGAAGCGCAAAAAGATCTCACACAGGCACAGCTTGCTCAAAACTGGGCTCCTCGCATTTCAGAGGACATTGTAGAAAACTGGAAGAGGCAGGTTCAGGCCGAAGAAAGGCAAATGGCCCAGGCTCAGTCACAGCAACAGTATGTTCAAGAAGAGTATCAGCCTGACGAAAAAGCGGTTTCATGGCAGCAAGACAACCAGTGGTTTGGTCAAGACGCCGAACTAACAAGCTTTGCATATGGAGTGCATAACAGACTTGTTAATGACGAAGGTGTTGACCCCACGTCAGATGAATACTATCAATTAATAGATCAACGCATGAAAGAAGTTTTTCCTGCGCAATTCAGTGGAGACAATGTTGTTGTTGAAACTGCACAACGTCGTAAAGCAACACCCGTGGTAGCGCCCGCCTCACGAAATAGCGGTGCAACGCCACGCAAGGTCACATTGACCGCAACACAAGTAAGACTCGCGAATCGCTTAGGCCTGACTGCGCAGCAATATGCTGCACAGGTCATGAAAGAGAGAAACTGAAATGGCTGAAGAACGCGCATCACGGGAACCAAGATCACTGGACAGTCGTGAAAACGAAACTCGTCCAATGATGTGGGAGCCTGCCTCAATTCTGCCCGACCCTGACCCCCAGGACGGGTGGGTCTTTAGGTGGATTAGAACATCAATGGTTGGATCTGCTGACAATACCAATGTTTCCAAAAGGTTTAGGGAAGGTTGGGCCCCTGTCAGAGCTGAAGACCATCCAGAGCTTCAAATCCAAAGTGACCACAAGTCCGAATGGGGAAGCAAAGGGCACATTGAAGTCGGCGGACTATTGCTCTGCAAGGCTCCACAAGAGATTGTGGAACAAAGGCGTGATTATTACCAGCGACATGCTGACGCTCAGATGCAGGCTGTTGACAACAATTATATGCGGGAGAACGATCCAAGGATGCCTGTTCTCGCGCCTGACAGAAAAACTCGTGTGGCGTTTGGCAAAAGCTAAAGCTGCAATAAACAATTTTTAATTTAGGAATACGAAATGGCTACATCAGCGACACCATATGGTGCGCGGCCAATCGGTACCCTAAGCGCCTCTGGCTCATGGACAGCCAAGGTTCGGCAATTGCCGATTGCTAGTGGGTATGGAACCGCCATCTTTAATGGCGATTTCGTAAAGTGTGTTGCGGACGGTGACATTGAAAAAGACACTGGCACCACCGCGCTAACAACTTGCGGAATCTTTGTGGGTTGTTCGTATACGCCAAGCACAACGAATCAGAAGACCTTTAATACGCAGTGGCCTGCGTCTACGGTTGCCTCTGATGCGATGGCTTACGTTATCGACGACCCTTTTGTTGTATTTCAAATGCAGGGCGACGAAGCACTGAACACCACAGATCGCGGATTAAACGCATCTGTTGTTCAAACTGCTGGTAGCACGGCTATTGGAAAGTCCAAGAACGCCTTGGATGCTTCAACACCAGCTACCACGAATACGCTTCCGCTCCGTATTCTTGATTTTGTTGACGGACCAATGAGCCTAGCTCCGGTCGGTACAACTGCAAGTGACGCCTTTCCCGACGTTATTGTGAAGTTTAACGCAGCGTCGAGTGGGTCAGCCTCCAATCACCAGTACCTCAACGCCACTGGCTTGTAAGGAGATTGATCAATGGCTATTTCACGCGCACAACTTTTAAAGGAACTCCTACCTGGACTTAACGCTCTCTTTGGAATGGAGTATGCACGTTATGATGACGAGCACTCCGAGATATATGAGACGGAAAGCTCAGACCGTTCCTTTGAAGAGGAAGTGAAGCTTTCGGGCTTCGACGCAGCCCCCGTCAAAGACGAGGGATCTGCGATTTCTTACGATGCTGCACAGGAGAGCTTTACGGCTCGCTACAACCATGAGACTATCGCCATGGGCTTCGCCATTACGGAAGAAGCTATGGAGGACAATCTCTATGACTCCCTGTCGGCTCGTTACACTAAGGCTTTGGCTCGCGCCATGGCTCACACCAAGCAGGTTAAGGCTGTT